GCAATTCTCAAAGAAGTATCTCCATATATAATAAAATCATCAACATTAGCATTAACATCACCAACATTAACATCACCAACATTAACATCACCAACATTAGCATTAACATCAGCACCTTTTTTGATCAAAAGATTTGCTATTTTGACATTGCCATGTCGAGAAGCATGCATCAAAGCAGTCCATCCACCACCATCATAAACATTAACATCAGCACCTTTGTTGATCAAAAGATTTGCTATTTTGACATTGCCATGTCGAGAAACATGCATCAGAGCAGTGCTACTGAAATACTCATCGACCGCATTAACGTCGGCGCCATTCTCGATTAAGCTTTCTACTTCGTCAATGTCTCCTTCTGTGCAAGCGTCAAATAATTGTTCATTCAAATCTTTCATATCTCTGCTCCTGCATCTATTAATAGTTTGATAATTTCAATGTCTTTGTTTTTAATAGCAACATATAAAACAGTTTCGCTAAACAAATTAACAGAATTAACATCTGAACCATTGTCGATTAAAATCTTTACTATTTCGTTATAGCCTTTAAGAGAAGCATTCATCAGAGCTGTCCATCCAAGTTCATCGACCGCATTAACATTAGCGCCTGCATCTATTAAAGGCTTTATTAATTCGGTATGGCCACACATAGAGCCACGAAGCAAAGCATTATTACCATAATCATCGACAGCATTAACGTCTGCACCTTTCTTAATTAAGCTTTCTACTTCTTCAGTGTTTCCTTCTCTGCAAGCTTTGTGCAATTCCTTGTCCAAGTCTTTCATGCTTCTTCTCCTGCATCTGTTAACAATCTACTCATTTCGCTCATGCTTTCAAAAGTATCACATGCATCAATCAAACAGGTCTGGCCAACTTCATCAACAGAATTAACATCGGCACCATTTTTTATCAAAAGCTTTGCCATTTTAGTTTTAAAATAATAAGCGGCCATTCTTAAAGCTGTCTGTCCATCTCGACTAAAAGCATTAACATTGGCACCCTTATCTATTAAAATCTCTGCTAATTCGATATCTCCACGACAAGAAGCCCACATTAAAGGAGTCATTGCATACTTATTGTCAGAATTAACAAAATTAACGTCTGCACCTTTCTTAATTAAGCTTTCTACTTCTTCAATGTTTCCTTCTTTGCACGCGTCAAATAATTGTTTGTCCAAGATTTTCATAATTTACCTCCTTTGCTATAAAACATAAATATTACCACTTGCAAATAGAAATGTCAAGGCTATAATGGAAAAGACCTTAACCAACCAGGAGGAAAATCGATGGATATTGAGCCAGAAGTTTTGGGATTAGTAGCAATTTTGCAAAAATTCCCAGAAGAGCTTAACACTTTGTTTCAGCAGGGTTTTTTAAAAATACAAGATAACACGCTTGCAATTGACAAAGATTTAGTTTATTCACGTGCGCGTAATATAAATAATATTAATAATAATAATAATATTAATAATACTAGTATATTAAAGAAAATAGAAAAAAATAAAACAAAAAAAGAAAAAGAAAAAGTTATCCACAGGCTGTTCGAATTTGATTTGATGCAATCTGTTGGCTATCGGTTTCTAACAATTCCAGTAACGCCGTTTTTGAAAGAACTTTTTGAAAAGCTCCATAAATTAGATTCTAGCGACTTTGCGATAGACCGCATCACATCGCAAGGGGTCATGTCTGAAAATGGATTGTACATAGCTTATCATTCCATTTTGGGCACTTTAAAGACTGGTAGGGGGTCATCATTTAAGAAGATGGGAAGTTTAAGCAAAATTGAGTTGTCTAATTTGCTTTATCGAGTGATTGATTATTGGGTCGATGTTAAGCTCAAGCAAACCCCACAAACCTATATTTACAAGTTTTCTAATTTCATAACTAAACACGAAACTGAATACACAGAGGAATATTACAATGGCCAAGCCAAACAAAACTTTGCAAAAGAGAATGGATCAATTGAAAAATCTACCTTCAGGAAATTGCACAATGCCTATACTGGAGAAAGCAAAGCCAATGGAGATCCAATCCTTAAGCAATGATTCTTTTTTGCCCATAGATACATATGAGGAGAGTAGTATGCAAGACATTAGCGAAAATGTTAGCAAGGTGTTTGAATCTTTTCGATTGGCCTACACATATAAGTTTGTTGGAAAGAATCCTACACCGGAAGATTACGTTGATCTAAGAAGAGGATTTACTTGGGCTGTAAGACCTTTTTCAGCAAAGGTTTTAGAAAAAGCTGTTGAACGTTGGATTGACCCTTATAAAGGCGACAAGCACGATTCTTCTTGGCCTCCTTCGCCACAAGATTTCTTTAAGCTTTGCCAGGCAATTGACCCTAGCTGGAGGGTTAAGACAAAAAAGAAAAGCCAACCAGAGGCAATGGTTGAGTGTATTGAAGATTCTAATATCCCAACAATCAAAGGGACATTTAGCGAAAATCTTAAAAAACGAAAAAATCTTTGGGAGGTATAATCATGAAGTCTACAAAATACAAAGTCACTTTTGATCTAAAGGACGAATATGATCGACATGTCATTAAGAACATGCTCAAACAAAAAATAGAAACTAAATGGGATGAGTGGTTGGATGTCTATAAAAGTGTAAATGATATAGAATATAAATCTTTACAAACCAAAATATAAATGCTAAATTAGGAGGTGTTCATGTTTGAGTCTGAAGCTTCAATACAGCGGACTGTAGTCGAATATTTTAAGATGAAAGATGAATGCTTGTTCTGGCACACCCCCAATGGCGAACTTAGGACCAAAGGAACTGGACGAAAACTTAAAGCCATGGGGGTATTGCCTGGTGTACCAGATTTGTTTTTTGCACATTCAAGGATGCCTTGGTCTGCTGGTTTGTTTGTAGAGTTAAAATCAAAGAAAGGCAGGTTGACGGATAATCAAAAGGATGTTGCAGTTAAGCTTGATGCTAACAACTACACTGTAGCTGTTTGCGATAGTAGCGATTATTGTATTGATTTGGTTAATGCTTACTTAAAGGTTGATTGTGAGAATGATTGGATTGAGTTTATGAGGAGGTTTGGGTGATGATAGATTTTACGTTTGTTGTATATTTTTTGTTGGGTTTGGCGGCGTTTCTTGGGTTAGTTTTTTTTATATTGGTCAAAAGTGGAGCAACGGATCCGATTAGTTACGCGGATTTATTAATTACTAGGGAGAATTCAGAATTTGTTGATAATGAGGAAGAAATAGAAAGGCGTTTAAAATTGTTAGAAGAAGAAATTGAAAGGCAAGAAAAAGAAATAGAGAGAATCATAATAACATTAAAACGTAGATCCTTTTGATCGTTTTATGAATTGAATAAAGGAGAAAGTTAAAATGATTGAGTTGTTGCTGGGGTTTTGTATAATTTGTTTGGCATTTGCTGTTTTCAAAGTTTTAAAGCTTATTCGTTTTTTGGAAGAACAAGAAATTGAAATATTCAAACTTCTAATAAGAGTGCATCTATTGAAAGAAGAGTGCAAAATCATGAACACGGAGCGGATAAAAGATAAATTGAATAAAGAGGAAAGTTAAAATGATTGAGTTGTTTCTATTGTCGTGTGCATGTTTGGCCCTTAGTATGGCTATGATTATTTTATTTTGCGCATTTATGCATATAATTAAGCTGATGTGGGAAGAATTTTTTAAATCTTCAAATTAGATTAAAGGAAAATTAAATTATTATTTGCATTTAAAATAAAAATATGTTAAAAGAAAACCTCTTGCAAATGGAGGTCAAGTATGTCATTCAATTTTTCTGATGAGCAAAGAAAGAAATTAAAAAAAGACGTGGAAAGCTATAAAGGGAAAATGGGGGAAAGAGATTTCGCAAGATATGAAGCTTGCATGAAAGAGTACGTTACAGGACGTCCAACTAAATTTGATCCAGAAGAACAATTGCCAAAGATATTTGCTTGGTTTGCTAAAGGTGAAACTGTAGCTCAAGTGGCTGCAAACTTGGGCATTTCTAAAAGTACTTATTATAAATGGATCGAACAATACCCAATGTTTTCGGACTTCCATAAGAAAGGCAGAGCACTTTCAAGGGGTTGTTTAGAGCAGTTATCCTTTGATAATATCAAGAATCCTAACTTCCAATTTCTGATTGCTGAATCAAGAATGCGAAGGGAATACTCTAGCGACGAAACGTCAGGTATAGATGTTCCAGGTTTTAAAGGAGCTAAGACTGAGCAAGAGAAAATAGATTGCATTGTTTCTTCTTTAGCTGAAGGCAGTTTAAGTACTAGACAAGCAAATGATTTGATTACTTTGATGAAGGGTGTTAAAGATTTGATTGAGATACCTGATTTGATTGAACGGCTTTCTAGTTTAGAAAACAAAGTCAAGGAGACTTAAATGCTTACCGTTGAAAAAATAAAAGCCGCAGTCAATGAGCTTGATGAATGCAAAATATTTCCATGCGATAAATTCTTTATCATGAATGCTGACAAATGCGAAGAGTTAAAAAAATTCATTGCTGCGGATACGATGGCGGAGAATATACTATTTAAACTAATATCAAAATTTCATTCCCCACTTTTATTTGATTTAATGCTTAGAATTTTTGAAAAGGAGACTTAAATGGAAAATGCAAAAATGGAAGATACAAAACCTGGCATGAGTAATGCTGGAGAATATGAAGGTTTGGTTACTGCTGGACCTAAAGGAACATACCCGCTTGGTTATAAGAAAGGAAGCATTTCACCTAAAAGAGTTAGGGCTGCTTTGAGTCTTGGCCATCATCTTGGCGAAAAGGGTGAGAACAAATTGCGCAAGAATATTGGCAGCATTCTTAAAAGCAAGGGTAAGATGCAAGGTTTAGCTAATCGTTTAATTCATGGCGACAAAAGGAGCAAATAGAATGAAAACACTTTCAAGAGTATTATTGGGTAAAGACACAGCTGATGACAGGGAAATGCCTAAGCCAGAAGACGTGACAGTACATCCTGCTGTACCAGATATCAAATTGGGATTGGGACCAGTCACTCATGTGCGAAAATCTGTGGTTGGTAATACGCACGAAGCTGATGGATCTCAGTCCCATCGTTCTAAAGATGAATCTTATAGCAAATCTCAAGAAGCAACTCGTCGTTATTAATGGCAAGTGTTAATTCAATTAAGAAGGCAATTGCTGAATTAGAGAAGAAAGTTTCAAGTGTTGAGACTATTAATCTAATAATCGCCAAGACTAAAGATGATGAAGAGGAAAAGATAGCTAAATGTCAAAATGTAACTGGAACCCTTCTAACATATGTACTTCCGCTGTACGATTTTTTGGAGATGAGCCAATCAGAGAGGTCATCGACAAGAAGCCCCGCACAGCATATGTCGGATTTGCATCTACTGATTTAGCTTGGGTTCATAGGCTTCTTAAAAAAGGTTTTCATCATTGCTACACTTTCTATGATTACATGGGTGGAGTATTGCGAGTTGAGTTTCTTTACAACAAAGTTGAAGTAACTTTTATAGAAAAGAAAATAGAGGATTACATCAAGATTATTAAAAGGAACAAGACAAGGGTTTTAAAAACAAATATTGAGCCTGACAAGATATTGTGCAGTAATTGGCCAAGCATTAATCCGCCAAATTGCGTTAGCTTAAGCAAGAATGCATTGGGAGTTAAGTTAAAAAGAACTTATACTCCATGGCAGCTTTTTAACAATTTATTAATCAAAACTAACAGTAAGGAGATATGACATGGGTGGTTTCGATCCATTAGCAGGTTTCAGTGGGGGCTCACCAGGAGAATCCCCTGAAGAAAAAAAAGATAGAGAAGAAATGGAGCAAGAGCAAAAAGATTTAAAACAACAAGAAGAAGATAAGAACAAACAAGCTATGGAGAATCAATTAAAAGAAATGAGAAGAGCTGGTGGAAGTAGGCCTGCTCAAGGTGGCGACAATTCAACTTTAGGATAGTACAATGGCTTTAGACCCAAAGAAAATTATTGATCGTTATAGCAAAGCTAAATCAAATTCTGATAAGTGGAAGAATATTTTGCAGCAAGCATATAATTATTCTATGCCTAACCGAAGCGAATTTGCTGTTCAACAATATTCACCTGGGTCTCCAAGGACTGAACATATATATGATGCCACTGCAGTTGTGGGATTAAAAAAGTTTGCAGCTAATTTGCAGAACTGGATGCTTCCCACCAATCAACATTGGGCAAATATTGAACCAGGACCTTTGAGTGAAAATGCACCAGGCGGAATAGAGCAAGCGAAAGAGTCATGCGAAAAATGGGAAAAAGTGTTTTTTGAAAAACTTTGGCAAAGCAACTTTCAAAATGCGTGTTATCAAAGCTTAATGGAAATGGGAATATCGACAGGTGTTCTTTTAGTTAATGAAGGGACGATAGACAATCCTTTTGAATTTAGCTCAATTCCATTGCATCAAATTTCTTTAGAGCCGGGCCCGTCAGATACAATTCAAAATGTTTATCGTAGTTTTAAAGTTCAGGCTGATAACATATCAAAAAGCTGGCCAAAAGCACAATTAAGTTCTAGCTTAGCAAGAAGGATGAAGACAGATCCTACAGCTGAAATAGAATTGATTGAGGGAACTTTTTTCGACCCTGAGGCAAGCAAAGACAAGCCTTATGCATATTTTGTTATGGACAAAGAATCCAGTTCTTTTCTATTATGCGAATACAGGAGTTACTCACCTTGGATTGTGTTTAGATGGAATGTGTATGCAGGTGAAGTATTAGGTAGAGGACCTATTGTTGATGTATTGCCTTTCATCAAAGATGTAAACAAGATTGCAGAATTCGATCTAAGGTCAGCTTCATTCAACGCAAATCCAATATTTTTAGTTGCAGGTGGTGGCGAAATTAACCCATACACTGCGCGAATAGAACCTGGCTGCATGATTCCTGTTCAGCCAAATGGTATGAATAGCCCACCAGTTCAGCAATTAACTATCAATGGTCAACCGAATTATTCTCAATTGACAAGGGCAGAGTTAGTGCAATCGATTAATAGCGCATTAAATGTAAACCCAATTGTCCCAGAAGAACAAGGAAATAAAACGGCAACAGAAATAAGCGCAAGGCAAGGTGAGTGGGCAAGAGAAAACCAAGCATCAGCCGGTAGATTCGTTACAGAAGTTAACAAGCCAGTTTTTGATATTTGCTGGGCAATAGGACATAGACTGGGTTTATGGCCAGTTAAGAAAATCAATGGTAAGCATTTGAAAGTAGAATTCAATTCACCAATGATGGAAATGAGTAGAGAGAATGAAATCAAGAAAGTCATACAAGCATCAAGTTATATCTCTGAAATACTTGGGCCACAGTATGCTGAATATGGAGTAATGTACGGCTTGGATATTACCAAAGTTCCAGATTTCGTTTGTGATAATCTTAATGTGTCAGTAGATGTAGTTAGGGATGCATTAGGCAAGCAGCAAATGTTAAAAAGTGCTGGCAACTTAATGCAATCTCAAATGAACCCACAACAAGGTGGTGAGCAAGCAAGTAGTGCGCCACAACCAAATAATCAATCAATAGGAAACCCTATGGGAGGGCAATAAATGGACGAAATAGAATCAGCACAAAACCAATTAAAAGAACAAGAAAAACAAAACAAAGAAAAAAACGAAAGACTAAGTTATTGTGCATATGAGGCATTACATCAAAATGCTTTTGGCAATGAATTGATGGAGTCATTAAAGCTTCGTCTTTATGCGGTGGTCGGACAGTTTCAGACAAACCTTAATTATATCGAAGGTCAAAATGATATGATTCGGATGTTGTTAGGGATGATTGAAGAGCACAAAATTAAAATCAATGGAGGTAAATAATGAATGAAGGAACAGGAGAAGCCAGTGTAGCAACTGGAGAAGCAACGGCAACAGCTAGTGTTGACACAACACCACAAACGCAAAGTAATGTGGATACAGGTCAGGTAGCAACATTTTCCAGAGAATCATCAACAAGCAATACAGCAGATACAGCAGATACAGCAGATGCGCCAGTTTCAACAGAAGGCAAATGGTATTTATCTGAAGGTGTAGAAGGACAAGGTGAGGCACCTGAATGGTTTAAGCCAGGAACTTTCAAAACAGTTGAGGCACAGGCTGAAGGATATGCTAAGCTTCAAGCTCATCATCAAAAATCATTAGGCGGATTTAGTGGCGCACCCGATGGTGATTATGATCTAGGCTTGACTGAAGCTGCATCTGAAGTTGGCATTGAACTTAATAGTGATGACCCGACAATTGCAAAATTTGCTGAGCTCGCTAAAAGCAATAACATGAATCAAGAAACATTTACAGAGTTGCTTAGCCTGTCTCAGATGGCAAATCATCAAGCAACACAAGAAAGTGCAGAAGCAGTAATAAATGCTGTTAATGAAAATGTAGATGTACAACTTGCAGAATTTGGCGAGGCAAATAGAGAGCAATTTGTACAAGCAGTAAACATGGCAGCCAATATGCCTGGTGTCAGTGAAGAAGGCTTAAACGATGTATTAGATGGAATCACAACTGCTAATGGATTAAAAACATTTATTGATATGGTAAATTCTTCTAATCCATCATCTATACCAGCAACTCCTGGTGAAGTAACATACAATGATCATAATTCATTAAGAACAAAATTAGCAGAAGTTCAAAAAATGTCTGGACCAGCCCGTGCAAGTGCTCAAAAAGCATTAGACCAAGAATATGCTAAAATGTTTCCAGGAAATAGATCTTATTAATTTTTATTTTTATCTACGGTGTTGTTTTCAAATTTGTAGCTTTCCCAAAATGAATACAGCACCGTAGAAATTATAAAAAAGAAAACCCCAAGAATTAGTGTTAATATCAAAATATTAAAATAAATAAAAAAATTCAATAACATAGCTACCTCCAAAAAAAATATTATATAACAAAAAAATATAGTTGACAACTATGAACTAATAATGTAGGTTGTTAATTACGGACCCTTATTTTAGGGCAACCTCTTAACTGAGGTCATCTTATAAGAAGACAAGCATTTGCACCTTCAAAATTAGATTGGCTGAAAATCAATTAATTTTTTTGGAGAACTACAATGCCTTCTAGTTTAAGTAATGTTGCTATTCAGCAATTTCATGATAATTTTACAAATGTATATCAAGGTGCCGCATATCTTGGTGATACAACACAAAGTGTTTTTAATGCCGTAGGTGATGCATACAAATGGCCAATCCAAGGCGAAGGCCTTATGGTCGCACGTGGTGCATTTCAATCCTTGGTTCCTGTATCTGATTTAGATTACGAACAAATCACAACCACATTTGACAATTGGGTTTTTAACCTGCCAGTCGATATTTATCAACAAGCTGAGCTTCAAATTGATGTTCTAAGCAATCTTGGTCAAACTCATGCTAAAGCAGCTGGTCGACGTGAAGATCAAACTGTCATTGCGGCATTAGATGCTGCTACTCTTCCCGCAGCAAATGTCATTGCTGATGGCGGAACAAATATGTCAGTAGCAAAAGTTGTTGAAGCATCAGCAATCTTAGATGAGCAAAATGTTGATCCTGATGATCGTGTTTTGATTGCCACACCAAGTCAAATCCAGGCCTTAATGGCTGAAGATTCAGCAACTAACACATTGTATGTCAACAACCGTGTTCTTATGAATGGTCAAATAGACACATTCATGGGCTTTAAAGTTGTTACTTTGGGCACTCGTGCTGAAGGTGGAGTTCCAAAAGCTGGAAACATCCGATCATGTTTTGCTTGGCAAAAAAGTGCACTTGGTCGTGCTTATTCAATTACACCAACTACTGAAATTGAATGGAGCGCAGCGCATCAATCATGGTTAACAATTTCAAGAATGCGTTTGGGTGCATCAGCATTGCTGCCTAAAGGTATTGTAGAAATCAAATGTGACGAAACAGCTTAAGGAGAACAAGCATGGCTTTCAATACACAAAAGTTCGTTAGAGTTTCAGCCGGTCAATTTGACGGTGGTCAAGTAGCAGCAAATTTTGGCTATAATGGAAATGCAGCAGGAGATACTAAAGCAACAATTTTGGCTAGTGATTATTTTCTAGACCAATCTGCAAATCTAAGCAAGGGATCTATGATCTCATTTACTGCAACAGATGCTACTTTGGTACTTGCTATGGTTACTCAAAGTCTTAGTACTGGTGTCGATATAGAGGAAATCACGGAGACGTTACCTCCGGCTTCAGTTGATACCGCTGACATCAAAGACTTGGCCGTAACAAGTGCCAAAATAGCTGATTTGGCAGTAACTACTGGTAAACTTGCTGCTGCTGCAGTGACAGATGCTAAATTGGCAGCTGATTCTGTTCTTACAGCATCAATTAAAGATGCTAATGTAACAGCAGCTAAATTGGCAGCAGATTCAGTTCTGGCAGCATCTGTAAAGGATGGTGAACTAACGGCAGCTAAAATGGCGACAGGTGTACTTCCGATACACAACTCTATCACTAATACTGCTGGAGGCGCTGTTCAAGAAGACATCACTGTCAGCGGTGTTTTAGCGACAGACGTGTGTCAGGTTACTGTCAATACAGATGGAAGTTCAGGCGGTAATATTCTATTACAAGCCCGCACGATATCAGGAAAAGTAAGAGTTATCTTTTCTACTGATCCAACATCTTCAACTAAGCTTAACATTTCTGTATTTCGTCCATAGGAATGTTAATTATAGGGGGCGGTTTATTCTGCCCCTTTTTTTTTAGGAGGAACATATGGCAACTAAATTAGAAATAATTAATTATTCATTAGCTTATTTGGGCAATCCTCCAGTTAACACATTAGATTTGAGTAACACTGTTGTTCAAGCAATGTCATCTATATATGATCAACAACTCCCAGATGTACTGGCAAGCCATCCATGGCGCTTTGCATTAAAATGGGCAGAACTAATTCAAGATACAAGTACTCCAGAAGACCCTAGATGGAATTATGCATATCAATTGCCTGGAGACTATATTCAAGCATACCAATCCTACCCATGGGCCAATTACACGATAGTAACTGACCGAATTGTATGGACAAATATAAATCCTCCATTTAAATGGGGATACATAGCAAATGTAAGCGAAGGGTTGTTTCCTCCATATTTCTCAAAATTAATGAGCTATGTATTGGCAGCTGAAAGCGCAATGTTAGTAACAGAAAACTTACAAATATCAGAATATTGGGAACAAAAGTCTATGGTACAAAAAGTAAGTGCACAAAACAGAGATTCAACTGCCCAGCCAAATGAAGTAATTCAAGATCAAAGGTTATGGTCAAGGCATTTTGTTTAAGGAAGTTAAATGGCGTATATTGTATCTAATCATGATTTTACACATGGCGAAATCGATAAAACTTTATTTGCTAGATCGGATTTAACTTTTTACAATAAAGCAGCTGCAACATTGGAAAACTGGGTTGTGCTCCCAGGTGGTGCAGTACGATCTAGGTTTGGAACACAGAACACAGGATTAGCATTACCAGCGAGTGCAGATCATTTCCAAATGTTTCCTTGGAAAACTGCAGATAAACATTTTTTAGTCATAGTAGGTAATGTTAGTGCAAATGGAATAAGTGTTATAGATATAGCCACATCAACTATAACATCATTTGCAAACCCATTTTCAGCAGCTTCGGTAGAAGGAAAACTTGTAAAATCTGCGCAGCAACAAAATGAAATAATATTGGCAGCAGCATCAGCACAACCATTTCAACTAACATATTCAGGTGGTTCAGTAACAGGGGCCACGTTTACGTTTAAAAACGCTCCTGTATATTTATACGACAATTCATATGATGCCAATACATTTACATTATCAGATAAAGCTATCACACCTCCATCTACCCTCGATAGTGCTTGTCCAACATTGACAATATCTGGAACATCATCATTTGCATTTAGTGCAGATTTTGTAGGTGGAACGTTTACTGCATTAGGCCCAACAACGTCAGTGCAAATAGGAACTGCAACAATAGTAGCATATGTATCTACAACACAAGTTCGTGTAAGAATACATACGGCATTTGGGGAATTAGCCAATATCGGAACACAGGTCGTAGTAAAAGAAACTGCATACAATACTACGAGAGGTTGGCCAGAATGTGTAACTTTTTATGAAAACAGATTAATTTTTGCAGGCGGTAATAGTGTGCCGCAATCAATATTTATGAGTGCAATAAGTGATTATAGAGATTTTAGCCCAGGTCAAGCTTTAGCATCAGATGGAATTGAATATACAATTGCATCAGGAGAATCGGACAATATTATAAATATAGTATCAGGTCGATCATTGCAAGTATTTACTAGCACTGGGGAATCTGCATCTCCAATATGGAGCAATGAAGGGTTAACGCCACAAACAGTAGCTGTAAGAAGACAGACATCGAATGGTTCTACTTCAACAACACCGGTAATATTAGACAATTCAAGTTTGTATGTTAAGCGTGGTGGCAAAGCCATTATGGCTTATACTTATGGAGCAGATGGACAATCTTATATATCAACTGATGTATCAGTAATGAGCACTCATCTAATTAATAACCCTATTGATATGTCTTCATATACAATCAACGATGCTTATGACTCTAATCTTCTTTTGATGGTTAATGGTGATAGGGATACAAATGGTGGTAGCCTGGTTACCTATCAAACTTTAGCTGAGCAAAATGTATCTGCTTGGGCTAGCACAAAAACATATGAAGGCAAATCGACTGACTCATCTTCATTTGATGACTATTGGAATAATGTTTGTGTTGTAGAAGATGATGTATATTTTATTACGACCAGGGGATCAGCAAGTCAACATTTTTTGGAAAAAATGGATTGGAAAGTATGCATGGACTCATATGAAACTAAAGTTGTATCTTCAACTGGAGTTCAAACTCTCTCATTCGCTAGTAGTACACAGTTTCATGGAAGAACAGTACAAGTCATAACTGACGTTGGAACGTCTTCACAAAGGCCGGAGGCAACATTTATTGGAAGTTTTCAAATGTCAGCATCAGGTGATATAATAGTAGACATACCTAAAACTGGGACGTATTATATAGGATTAGGATATGAATATAATATAAAGACTATGCCAGCACATATTACAGCGGAAACCGGTGACACGCTATATACCAAAAAAACTATTTCTAAAGTATATGTTCAATATGTTGATTCATATTCATTTAAAATTAATGATGTTTCTGTTCCTGTAGATAATTTTTCAAGCAGTGGAAGTTCAGGAGGAATAGTGTTAGACCAACCAGCTGAACCTGATGATGGAATATTTATGACACCAACAATTAAAAGAGGATGGACTCGTACTGCATATGCAGAAATCAAAATGGAATATCCATTGCCATGTACAATTTTAGGCATATCTGTTGTATTGACAGCATAGGAGAATATTATGGGAGCAGCAGTATTAATGGGCATTGCCGCCGGGGCATCATTAATGGAAGGCATGCAACAAGAACAAGCTCAAGAAGAAGCTCAGCAAGCACAAGAGCAAGCTTTAAAAAGGCAAATGACACAAGAAAAAATTGCAGCCTCAGAGCAACAAATATCTCGTGATAACAAATTAATGCAAATACAATCTCAGCAAGAAGCAACTGCAGCTAGTAAAGGAATGGCATTAAGTTCTGGAACATTTACTGCATTATCTGATGAATCATATAACAATTTTGCAAGAGCTACTAAAGTGGGTAATCTAAACTTGCAAGCGGAAGAAAGTGATATCAATTCAAAAATTGCAGCGGGAAGAAGCGAACGTAATGCCCAGAAATGGGGAAATTATTTAGGTATGATAAGCAGTGCTGCTAGAATGGGTTATTCCGCATCTCAAGTTGGACAAGCTCCAAAGACAAGTGGAGTTGGTCAAGCTCAAGGAATGAATGAAAATGAATATGACCACGAAATGGATAAAACCTGGAACACGCTGAATAACCCTGGAGATGCTTACTCTAATTGGTTAAGAAGTTCTCAAAACATGTATGAGTAAAGACTATGAGTGATTATGAATCTTTTCAAGATAATGAACAAGTAAGGGTCTCCCCGGCTGACATGTCGACAGCACAAGCGTATGAAGCACAAGCAAATCTTCATGGCAATTTAGCCAAAATGGGTTGGGGTTTTGCAAATCAATTATTGAATAATGAAGCTGCTAAGAAGGGCGCAAAGGATGCAGTAAAGGCTTCAACCAAAGGAGAGATGATAGAGCCTATATCTAATTTGACAGAAGCTGGAAGGATTTATAATGCGGCAGCTGCACCGGTTGAGAAGTCTCTGGTTGCCTCACAAATGCAAGAACATGTAAATGCAATCTATCAAGGCGTGATGAATAACCCAGCTTCATCTGATCCAAAGACAGGAAATCTTGCTCAGTTTAGTGCACAGATTAAAGGCTATTACGATGGAATGATGGGAACCATACCTGATGAATATAAAACATATGCAACCTCATTGTATAACTCATCAGCAAGTACATATGGCTCTAGAATAGCTGACAAGGTTTCATCTTATGAAGAAGCGCAAAATAATGTTAATTTAAGTTTAAGTGCAAAGTCATTAGCAAATAATGCAGGTCAACAAGCATTCGAAGCAGCAAGCAACCAAAATCCTGAAATTAGAGAAAAAGGATTAGAAGGTGCTCATGAAACTCATATGCAAGCTATTTCATTAATTAATCAATCTCAATCTCATTTAAATGGCAATCCTGTTTCAGCTGCTGTTCAAATTAATTCTATGAATAAAAGTTTTTATGAAGCTACAATACTTGGTCATATGGAGGGCATGATAAGAAATTATCATTCATTGACCAACCCACAAGAACAACAAGAACAAGCTTTAGCTATAAGAAAATTTGCAAATGAACCTTTTGCTAATAAAGATTTAGACAAATCAGCTCCAAGTTTTTTCAATCAAAATGATAAAATGATTTTGCAAAACAAGTTAAATGCTCAAGCAAATTCTATTTTTAAACTTAGGGAAATAGATTTAGGAAAACTAAATCAAGATAAAGCAACGGCATTGGTTGATGCAAGCCATGGAAAATATCCAACTTCTGTGTTGCAACAAGTAGCATTACATTTACCTAATGAATATCCTAAATTTCACAGTCAAGTTGACGCAAATATGTTTGCGTATAGCTACACTGATAAAATAAGTAATTTGCCAATTGCACAAGCACAAGAAAAATATAATCAATTAATCACAGGTGCATCGTTAGATATGCCTGGTGCTGATTCAGCTACAAAAGAAAGAGCTAAGTCAATAATAATTAACAAATTAAAGACAAATTTCAACAGGGCTCATAATGATCCAGTTGAATGGGCTATGGAAAGTCCTAGGATGCAACAAAAGACCAAGGATGAGATAAACAGAATATATAATACTACAACAGACCCAATGAATTCTCAAAAGCAACAACAAATGGCATCTAATTTGTTGAGTAATCCAGTATCTATATTTCAAACTCGATTAAGTCCTTCTATGGAAAATTTCTATCAGGGTCATTTATCAGATTTGAGATCGGATCAAAATGGTAATAATATATCACCACAACAACAAGTTGCATTTACCAAGGCATCAGCTGCTAATATAGTTCAACATTTAAATCAATTAGATGGAGCATCGAGAGTAGAGCAATTAAAAACGGCGGAAGAAAATACTGGCGATTCTTGGCCAATGGTTCAAAGATCATTATTGCATGCTGGCCTTCAAAAACAAGATATAATCGCAACTGCAATTCATAAAAACCCAGATACATTTACTATAGCAAATTCTATATTAGCTGGTGCCGATGCTAGTAAAGATCCTAATTTTTATAAAATAATTGGAACTACAGCTTCAAAAGCATTTCAAGATGTTGCTTCGTTGCCTAGCATTCAACAAATGATAAGATCATTTTCAGGAAATACTGGAATACATGGAACTCAATATTCTTCTGAAATTATTAATACTATTGCTACTACTGCTGCTTGGAAAATACAAAACAGTAAATCTTTGAGTTGGAAATCAAACTCAGATGTTATCAAAGATACAGCAAATCAAGTTTTAAAAGGAATGTATCAAAACAGCGCACAAAATGGCATAAGAATTCCTTATAATATTAAAGTTGGCAATACTTCTTATCCAGTAAATATGGACACTGTTCATTTATCACAAGCCTTTTTTAATAAGAATTTAGAAAAATATGCAGATTTGACGACTGCTCCGACAGGAAATAAAGAAGAAGATTCTATGCATAAAAATCAGAGGCTTAATGAAATACAACAAGGCAAATGGTTAACTCTTCCAAATGGTGATGGTTTATACAGAGTTGATATGTATGGAAAACCAGTAAAAAATAAAAATGGAAAACCATTGCAATTTACATTTCTTGGAATGCAAAACAATCCACCTAGTGATTTTGTTCATTATATGCCGAGTACTGCTATATGAATGAAAACTCAAGCGACAATATGAGCTCACAAGACTCATCAGATTGGTCACAAAGTAATGGATCAGCTGGGATTGGTTTATGGGATGACAGTCCAGCTCCTACAAATTATACAACTGATGACATGTCACAGCATCCAGCAACTAAATGGGAAACTTTTAAATCTAATTTTCAATTAGGAATTAGTAGCGATTGGAATTTAACAGCAGATGCATATCATGGCATTCATTGGCTGTATGACCGATCTATATATGGACCTGAAGTAGCACATCAATATATAGATTCTGTAAAAAATTATCGTAAAGGATTGACAGATACAGTTGAACGATTGCCAGATAGTGATCAATCATGGACAAATGGATTTGCCCCCAAGATGCTTGGAAGTATATTAGATCCAGCTACAATTGGAGTTGCTGGAGTTGTTTTTCATTCGGTAGAAGCTCTATCAAGTTTAACTGCAGCAACAGGATTAGGTGGAGCAGATTTATCTACTTCACAAAAAGTAATGAAAGATGCAATTGAAGGTGGTGTAGGAGGAGCAATAGGGGGAGCATCAACAGGTGTTGTAGGATATTCTGCAGCAAAAGCTATGGACGATAAGCCAACATTTGGTGACTATCTAGATAATGTGTTTATGTGGACTGGAATGGGAGCATTAGGAGCAGGGTTAGGAAGTGCTGCAAAAAATATATGGTTTGCAAAAGATTCCACACCAGAGGCTGCAATAAATGAAGAGAAAATAGATGTTTCTAAAAACAATGTTACAAGCCAAGATGGTTTAAACAATGCAGTTGATACCTCATTTATACAACATGGAGCATCTAGTAGTATAGATGGCACTACTTCATTAAAAGCATCTTTAAATGATTCGCTAGATGATGTTACAAGAAAACAAGCAATCTATGACAATATGCCACAAGATGTTATTGAATCACAAAATCTAAGATCAACAATGGAACAAATGCAAGATCAAATTGATTTGCACCAAGATGAGATAGATGATCACATGCAATCTGCAACTGAAACATTAAATGACATTCAAAAGCAGTATGGAGATGTTGATTTAAAAACCAGTAAAAAATTTAAAGAAGACCTAGGTGGTCTTGCATTAACAAAGTATGCAAAGACTACGCAAGATTTAGGTTTATTAAAAGATTTAGTAGGAAAAGATAATAAACAATTAAACAATCTCGAAGCTGCTTTAAAAGAAAATGCGTATAATGTTGGCCCTATGTCAAGGGTTAGAAGTGCATTAAACAAAGATTCACATTTAGTTCCACCTGAAGAAAAGCAATTTTCATTTGATATGCATGTGCCTGAAAATGAATTAAAAGAATTAGAGTCATTAAAGAAAACTGGAAATGAAGTTCATAATAATGAAGTTCAAAATAGAATTAAAAGCCTAAAAAGTTTTATTGAAAAATCCGATACAGATAAAATAAAATCAAAAGATTTATCAGATAACCTTAGAAAACTTTCCGATATAAGTTCTAAATTAGATGAAGCTAATGATTATCACGAAATAGCAAAAAACAAATTAACGACTTTAACAGGACCTAGAGAAGATGTTGCCTCATCAGCTAATGCTACTGCAAACAATCTAAATGATCCAATGAAAAGTTTTGATCAAGATTCACAAGGAATGTCTCTACAAGAAATGGCAAAAGATGACAGGCCATATTCAGAATCATTAAATGATATTGGGAAGATGGATGAAACTATCAATGATTTAAAAGATCAAGGAATATTATCTGATGAAGATTTAGAACAGATTAAAATAATTGATGATGCTGAACAAAATGATGAAGGTGAAAGATCAATTGTTAAAGCAATTAAATATTGCATCTTGGAGAATGGTTGATGGCTAAACAAACATGCACAGACAGAATATTAGAATGGTTAAAAAAACCAGAAACAAAAGATCATATTAAGGCAGCTGGTCAAAACCTTGATAAAAAGACAGTTGAAACTCTGGTTAATTCAATTAGAAATACAGGTAAAAATTTATATAGCTCTGAAGGCGTATCAATAAATGACGCCATGGACAAAGCTCAAAAATTAGTTTTGGAAGGCTTAAAAGAAGAAATGAACTCTTATAGAGTTATGGCTCGTATGTCCGCAATAAAATTAGCAAGAGAAAGATTAACAGCACAAGGAAACGATTGGGATGCAAAAAAATTAGAAAGTGCATGGTTTTCAGGAAATTTACATAAAGGTGTTGGTGTAAGAGGAGGCATGAACTCTACTATTAATGCTTATTATACTAAGCTTAGCAATTCTAAAGGTGGAATTTTGCAAAAGTTGCAAGAACTTAATGGAGTAAAATTATTAAAAGATAAAACGCAATCAAGAGCTGTTGTAGATCAAATATTGAAACAAAGCTTTACAAATGATTTAATTGGTAAAGTTGCAAAAGCATTAGATGAGCACAATGAAACTAGTATTAAACTTATGCGTCAAGCAGGAATTCCCATAAAAGCATTAGCTGGTCGTGTAACAAAACAATTTCATGACCCAATAAGAATGCTTAATCCTAAAGGTTTGAATGAAAGATTATCAGCAAAACTTGGTGTCAGTAAACCAGAATTATTAATAAAAAAAATAAGTTCATTAGGATCAAAAGAATTTGAAAAGTTAAAAGTTGATACGGCATTTGAAATGTGGAAAGATTATATAAAGCCACGTTTGGATTGGAATTTATCTTTTTTAGATGTTGATCATGAAAATGAAAATGCAATTGATGAATCTTTACGCAGTACATTTGATTCTATTATACACAAAGTTAATTCAAGTAAGACTCAGCCTGCATTTGATATAGGTGACTCATCAGTAATATCAGAACCAATAACTAGACAATCTGCATTAGCAACTAGAATAGCAAGACCACAAAGAAGATATTTTTTCAAAGATGGAAACGGTTGGGTAGACTATGCAGAAAATTATGGGGCTGGTAGTATTCTTGGTTCATTAGATAGGGATCTTAGATCTACAGCAAGGTCATTAGGTGTTGTTCAAAAATTTGGTCCTAATGCAGAAGCAGTTTACAAAAAATTAAAAGATGAATTGATTGAAAAAAATAAAGGAATGCCATCAAGTGATAAAATAATTGAAAAGATGGATCGACAAATGAATTTGGTTACAGGCAAACTGTATGGTGGTACATCATCAAAAATTGCACAATACATGCAAAATCTTGAAAGTTATAATAATTTAACAAAACTTGGTGGAGTTGTTTTTCATTCGGTATCGGATATTTCTAATCAATGGGGAAGCATGTCATTTGCGGGCATGACTTTCCCAGAAAAAATTACTCAACAATTTGATAATTTTCAAAGAATGTTTAAAGCCGGATCAGAAGAAGAGCAAGAATTTAGAGATTGCTTAGGTGTTGGTACAAAACATATTATAGGTTCAGTTAACCGATTTGGTGTAGACCCAAATAGTTTTGGTGGAATGTTATCAAAAGCCGACAGCGTAATGTTTAAATTAAACGGATTGTCTTGGTGGGATGATGGATTAAAACGCGGAACAATGGCTACATATTCGAGATATTTGGCAAGAAACGCAGGAAAATCATTTGATGAATTAAACCCTAAGCTTCAAAGATTAATGAAATTATATAATTGGAAACCAGAAGAATGGGATGTGTGGCGAAATAATGGGCTTAAAATAGTTGATAAAAAAACTTATTTGACTCCTGATTCTTTTTTCGAAGCGGATGAAGATGATATAAAAGGATTAGAATTAACAAGAGAAGAATTGTATCAAAAAGCCATGATGTTTTTTGAAGATCAATATAAGTATGTAGTGCCACAAGCATCGTTATTAGACCAAGCAAATAGGGCATTAAGGATGCAAACACCCGCTGGCGCTGCAGTTAATTTGTTGCTCCAATACAAATCATATGGAATTAATTTTGTTCGTAATATATTAATGCGAAATTTGCAAGGAAGCGATAACAAATATGAAGCATTTGCTGCTCTAACGCAAACTATAGTCGGTACAATGGTTTTAGGTTATGCAGGTGATACAGCTTTAGGGTTATTGAAGAATGAAGCACCAGCACCTTTAACTGGAGACCATGCAGCACATACTTGGGCAAAAGCTATTCTTCCAGCATTAGGAATATTTGGTGATGTAGCTGAAGCTGCCACATCAAGCAAAACCGACATGTTTAGTGAACTTCTTGGCCCATCAGCATCTTTTGCTAATGATGCAAGATCATATTTTATGAAAATGGCTAAAAGATCTTATGAATCACCATCAATTAGAGATAGGAAAAGTTCTTTATTATTATCTTATGAATTTGCAAAAAGAAATATGCCTTTTATGAATACGCCAATTGCACTGGTTGCAATGAATTATTTAATTGGAAAAGAAATAATGGATTCAATTCAACCAGGTGCTTATGAAGAAATGAGGCAACGATCTGAAAATTACACGGGTTCAACACCAATCATTCCTTAGGAGGAAAAATGTCAACTACAGCTGAAAATGTTAAGATTCAATTTACTGCAAATGGTTCTACAACTTATTCAAATATATTACAATGGATCTTTTCCAAAGATGATATTACAGTCTATTTTGATCAGGGATTGCAATCTGATGCAACTTATTCTATATCTACCCCAACATCTGATGGTTATGATATTACTTTCACTTCACCTCCTTCCTCACCAGTAGTAATTACTATTCTTAGGCGTGTACAAATCACAGATCCTGAAAACTTTAGCCCTGGTTCAAGTTTAACTTCTGAAGATTTAAACACTAGATTCGATGCAAATTATTTGATTTCTGTAGATAATAAATTTTATTCTGAAAATATAGAGCCAACTTATGGGGACAAATCTTTAACATATTCATCTGGTAGTGCTTTGGTGCCATCTGAAAATGATCTTACAATACCTGTACTGTCTACTCCTTCAGAAGGAGAATCTGCTAGAACATGGGGAAAAGATCATACCGGATCTATTATTGATGTTCCAATAGACCCAAGTGGTAAATCTGCTGCAGAGTTAGAAGCAGAATTAGCAGCTGCTGTTAGTGCGAGTTCATCAGGCGCTAAAATGGTCGGATATTGGAATGGATCCTCAGCTACAACAGTACAAGATGAATTAGATAATATAGATTCTAAAATTGGCGATGTGAATTTAGCTCATTATACCGACCCAACTAACAAAGTTGTAATTGGCAATGGGATGAATGCTACAGGAACTAGTGATATTGTTTTTTCATCAGAAGCTGTTAAATGGACAGAAGGAAGCCCACAACCTACTGTTGCTGCAACTGGTAATACAGATGTTACTGTGGCTACTAGAGGCTGGTCTCAAGAGCATATGCAATCGACAGTAGAATCGTATTCTGTAACTTTTACCAAAAAAGCTAGCGCAGCGGAAGCTCAAGCAGCATCTGCCGCTGATGCAAATCCATTAAATTTTTATTTTTCAGTATAAGGATTTACTATGCCAATATATAATTCTGGGAATGAATTAGAAAATATTTATTTTAAAGGAAGCGAAATTAAAGAAATTTATTCTGAAGGGGAAAATATATATAATAAAAAACATTATACTCTTACTGCAGGAACATCACCACCTTTTGGTGGTTTTGTAAATGGTTTCAGAGACGGTGGTTCAGATCCTGTTTTAGAAAATTTTGGAGCATTAACGCCAAATACTTTATCTGGAACAACAATTGTTCAAATTTATACTACTGCGGTGAGCAGTGATCCAGCAGATGTAAATCTAAATATTGAGCCTGTTTTAACATTTAAATCTATAAAAATAATACAACAAGATAATGGTTTTGTTTTAGGAGATTTTGAGTATAGTAGTTTTACTAGTGGCGGTGGGCAAATGTCGCATATTATCGATAGAAATACTCAACAATTTTTAAATGGTAAAGAATATTCAATAATATTTAAATTAAATTAAGGAAAAAATAATGTTTGAAATGGTAAAAAAAAGCAGTGAAATTTTAAAGTTAATAATTAGTATAGTCGGCATAATAGCTATTATATATGCAACATGCGAGCGCTTTTCAAAGATAGATGCTGAATTATTACAGGTCACATCAGAGTTAACTGACATGGCTTATAAAATAGAAAGAAACAAAAATGATATTATGAACGTTAGTGAACAAGATAAATCGTCTTTGTCATCTTATATTAAACGTGCAGACAATGAAGCGTTAGAAAACAAAGCTTTAATGTTGAAAAATGAATGGCACAAACAAGATATGTATGCAAGGATTTATGAAAGTATTATTAAACTTGATGACAAAATAAATAAAATGGAATAAATATGAGTATATCTATTAGTTTGATTTCATTATTTACTGGGTCGATTGTAGGCATTGTTAAATCTTATTTGGACAATCAAGCATTGTTACAGCAAAGACAACAAGAACTTTTAGCAAAAGACAAAATACAAAATAGAGAATCAACTAATAGATTTTATCAATGGACAAGGCGGATCATAGCTTTGAGCTTAATAATGTCAATTATTATATATCCAATTATTGCTGTTCTTTTAAAGATACCTATGTATATGCCTTTCATTGAATCACATGGCTTCTTTGCTTCAATTTTCTATGGAGACACCTCAACAGAATTCAAGGTTATTCATGGATTAGTGTTGCCTCCTATAGTTATTCCTGCTACGATGTATATCCTGGGTTTTTATTTTAGCTCACCAACCAAGAGGCCTTAATGCAGATTGAAAGATTGCCTTATAAATTTACGCCTAGAGATTACCAATTCGCCTTATTCGACTCCTTTTTAAATAAACAAATTAATTTTGGTTATATTGTTTGGCACAGGCGAGCTGGCAAAGATAAGACTTGTTGGAATTTATTGCTTTGCAAAGCACTACAAAGAACTGGAAACTATTTCTATATATTCCCTGAAATTGGTCAAGGTAGAAAAGCCATTTGGGTTGGTATTGATAAACACGGAAATAGTTTTCTAGATCACATCCCAAAGCCATTAATTAAAAGAATTAACAATACAGAAATGCGAATTGAATTATTTAATGGATCTACTATTCAAGTTGTTGGTGCAAATAGATATGATAAGCTTGTTGGTACAGCAGCTGTTGGAATGGTTTTCTCAGAATACTCATTACAACCACCATTGGCGTTAAAATATTTAAAACCAATAATAAATGAAAACAAAGGCTGGATGTTAATCAACTCTACACCTCGGGGTCATAATCATGCATATAAACTATTTGAAGCGGTTAAAGATGATCCTGAATGGTTTACTGAATACAAAACTGTATCTGATACTAAAGATGAAGATGGCCAGCCTATTGTTAGTGATGCACAAATAGAAAGCGACAAAAAAATTATGTCTATCGAAGAAATAAGGCAGGAGTATTTTTGTGATTGGGACGTAGCTTTGTCTAATGCTTATTTTTCAAAGTATCTTCGTATTGCAGAATCTCAAAATAGGATTTTAGATTTTCCACTTGATTCATCTTTACCTGTGCACACTTTCTGGGATTTAGGAATATCTGATGCAATGACTATTTGGTTTGTTCAGTTTTCACCAAACGGAGAAATACGATGTGTTCATTATTATGAAAACACTGGAGAAGGTTTTGAACATTATGCTAATTACATTAATGATTACAGGAATCGTAATGGAATAGTAATTGGTGAGCATTTTGCTCCTCATGATATACAGGTTAGGGAATTGTCTAGCGGAACATCTAGGCTAGAAAGAGCTAGAACTATTGGTTTGAATTTCAGGTGTGTTCCTCGACCTAAAGTGAAGCAAGATGCAATTGAATTTTCACGTGGTATTTTTTCTAAATTCTATTTCCATAAAACAGAATGTGAGTTTGGCATATCTTGTTTGATGGAATATCATGCAAAAGAATTAAAAGATGGTTTAACAGGTTCACCAGAACACAATTGGGCATCACATGGGGCTGATTCTTTTATGTTAATAGCTCAAGCTCATCAACAAGGAATGCTTCCTAGCCATGTTAATCCGAACAACAATGGCCCAATTCATTTAAATTCATGGGCCACTGAGTCTGTTATTTAAGCCTACCTATTATTTATTAAAACGGGACACAAGATTGTGGTGTAATATTGTCTCCACAATCATACTTTTGCAAAGGCTTCAAATATTTTATTTCTTCCTTTGTTGCAGTTCTGCATTTTTGGTCAGTATTGTTTGCGGCATCTCGATAACACAACATTGTTCCTTGCCTATTTTTTACTATTGACGGTTTATGTGTGTGAATAATTACGTTAACCATGTGCGCAAGGATTATCGTTATTAATACAAATCCTACTGATATCCATATTATTTTCTGGCTTTGTATTATTTTGTTGATCAAGTTTTTAAAGGTTTTATTATTCTTGTACCAGTAAATCGCTGTGATCACCAATGCGGCTGCAAAAATAGAAAAGCAGAATGCTAATCCGATAAATTTAATAATGTAAAATAACATTTCTAGTTACCTCCTAGTTAAAAGTTTAAAATATTTAAGCCTACCTATTATTTATACCATATTACTCTCCTTGAAATTCTATTAATGTTTCACTTGCAAGCTGGGGTAAGCATTCAAATCCACTGTTAGAATTCATTATCAAATCCCATCGCTTATCAATTTGCTCAATCTTTTTAACAACTTGCCTTAAAGATTTGTATGCAGATTTAAAATGTTTAAGGTTTTTGAGGGAATTTTGAACCCTTACAGCAAGCTCTATTTTCTCTTTATCATCCGAGGCGCATCTCAATTGATTAAGATCTTTTGTTAAAACATTGATAAATTTAAACGCATCTTTAAATTGTTTATCCGAAAAATTTATACTTTCATTTATTGGGATCATTTCTTTCTCCTTTACAAGTATGTTAGTATTTATTAATTAAAAATACTGTGATTGCTAAAATGGGATTACATCATCAAATTTGGATATTGCTTCTTTTCGTTCTTCTTCTTTATCTTTTTTAATTTCCGGATCAACTTTAATTTGCGGTATCCATTTTGAAACCTGAGGATACCCAGCATCGTTTATAGATAGTTCACATTGACCAGTAGCACCTTTAAGTACATCTTCGCTTACAAGCCATTCACCGGAATCCCAAGAAACTATAGTTTGGACATTTAAAGAATCAGAAAAAATCTTATTAAAAAAGTTTGATTTTTCTGTCCCCCACAATACTGGAGTAAGCCAGTTGTCTAGCTCTGTTCCATTTTTGTCTCTGCATTTAAGGCCTAATTTCAAGGCCGGGGTGTTCTTCTTTCCTAGGACCGTCTCTTCGATGAATCCTATTTTAAATTCTACAGTTTCATTGTTTTCTGCAGCATCTTTTACACTTTTGTTCATTGTATCTTTCTCCATTGTTTTACCTAAATCACTCATTACTCTGCTCCAAGTTGTCTTTGTTGTCTTTCATATAGCATCTTAAGTCTTTTTTCTTTCTCCTCTGGACTAAGTTTTTCATAGATTTCATTGAGTCTATACATTTCTTTAATCTCTTTTTGTTCTTCCATTTCAAATTCTTCTTTAGTAACACTGCTTTTCATTTCTTCAATCTCACGAACTCCCATTTATCTACTCCTTATTTGATTTCTTGTTTTTTCTCAATCCAAAACTGTCTTGCTTGATTAAGTTCATCTTCTGTTAATACTGATTTTTTTTCCTTAATAACATCAGCGACTATTTTTAATTCTGCATCGGTTTCACAAGATTTTATGGAGTCGCATATTTGAGAATACACATCTGATTGTAATGATTGATCAAAATAAACTTTGATATCTTCTTCAACAATATCTACTACATCGTTTTGGATTATTTCGACTACATCCTCTCGTATTTCTTTCTCGACAATTTTGTTATTTTGATTTTTTGTTGGATAATCTCTAGCTTCTTCAACGCTTATCAAGCCTTTTAAAGCATCCGCAAATTGATCTCTTAAAGCAAATCCTCTAGCACGCATCTTCAACATTCTTTCTGGGTATGATTTCCATGCTGTTGCTTTTCCTGATTTTGTTATTCCTCCCCACAATCCAGCAAGTATTGCGTCTTCTTTTGAAAAAGTGGATACATGTAAATCGCAACCTTTTCTTTTAACCTCGCAATATGCAACATTATCCTTAATATATTCTTTGTGACTTTCGTATTGGGAATGAGATTGTACAAGTGCTAGCATTGCATCGCCCCACAAACTTGGCCTTCCATTAATAACTGAAATGTTTTGCAATGCCTGCATAGGAGACAAACCTATTTCAAAACCCCATTGCATAGCAACGAAAGTATCGCTAGGGTTTCCTGAAAACTGTTTAGGAACTAATGTGCTTTTAGACAAAATCTCAGCTAATTGCATTGCCTCATTAATATTATCTGGAACCAATCCAGAATTCTGTTTAATTTGTAAATTTGACATTTTATTTCTCCTTAAAATAAATTGGTGAATGAATTAAATTTTCATCTATATCTTGGAACTCTACAGCTCTCCACAATACTAAATTAACCCAAGCTTTGAATTCTTTTATTGCTTCATTTTCACTTTTCATAACTTTGCTCCTGCATTTATTAAAAGCTTTGCTATTTCGGTATGTCCACGTCGAGAAGCTATCATCAAAGCAGTAGATCCATCCTCATTGACAGCATTAACATCGGCGCCGTTATCTATCAAAAACTTTGTTATTTCGGTATAGCCATACATAGAGGCCCGAATTAAAGCAGTATCTCCATCCTTATCAGAAGCATTTACATCAGCACCGTTATCTATTAAAAACTTTGCTATTTCGGTGGAGCCATTGCCACAAACGCACATTAAAGCTGTCCATCCATCTTCATCGACAGCATTAACACTTGCACCACTGTCGATCAAAAGCTGTACTATTTGGGTATAGCGATAAACACACATCCACATTAAAGCTGTCCAGCCATCTTCATCGACAGCATTAACACTTGCACCACTGTCGATCAAAAGCTGTACTATTTGGGTTTTTCCTCTTTTACAAGCTTCTAATAATTCTTCTCTTAAGTCTTTCATACTTCTGCTCCTTAATATTCATAGCTGTAATAATTTTTCATGGCATTATCGTATTCGTTGCAAGATTCTATTCGAGCATCATAGAAATAATTGTCCTCGATATGTGCACCTATATGATCATTGCATAGATCAAGACCGTTTTTGGCAAACTCAACAAGATCTTGTGCCAAAGAAGAAGGAATAACAACAGGACCATCAGTCTTATCATAGTTTTGTAGTTTCTGAAGTGTAGATGAGATCAACTTCAATGCCAACTTGTTAAATACATCAGTTTGTTGTTTTGCATCAGCTACACTTGTACATCCTTCTCCACTGAAAGATTCAGCAAGCCATTCTTCATTGCCATAATCTTGGTCTTCAACGAAAGACAAAATCAAATTAGCTTTTTCGTCTTCTGGAACATCAGACCAAACACCATAAATTCCTGAACACTTAAGATCATCGTAAAACATAATAAGCTCCTTGTTTGTTAATTAAGCATCTTCATGTTAGTACGTTTAGAGAGAAATATCAACAAAAAATTTGGATAAATATCAAACTCTATATATTTCAAGGGCTTACCCGAGCAAATTAGAATGCTTGTAATGCCATCCTTTAGATTTCCAGTGCTTTCTTTGAGCATCCATCATTTCTTTGGTAAACACATCGGGTCTTATTTTTTCTGCTTTGAACCAGTCAAAGTAAAAAGCAAATTTCAGAGCAACCTCAGGCTTCATGATATTTCCTTTAGATATCCACACCAAGATATGATCTTGCACACCAATTGCTTCTGCTAATCCATTTCTGCTACCGAAATATTCTATAGCTTGCTTATAGTATTGCTTTTGCAATTGTAAAATTTCTTTCTTTTGGTTAATCATTTAAATTCTCCTAATAATCTACACATTTCACTTTTACTTTCAAAAGTAACACAGGCATCAATCAAACAGGTATGGCCAACTTCATCAACAGCATTAACATCAGCACCATTTTTTATCAAAAGCTTTGCTATTTTGGTATTAAAATAATAAGCGGCAAATCTTAAAGCAGTTCCGCCAGCATTAACAGCATTAACATCAGCACCATTGTCGATCAAAAGCTCTGCTAATTCGATATCTCCGCGTACAGAAGCCCAAATCAAAGCAGTATAATCGTATACTGCATCAGAAGCATTAACATCGGCACCTTTCTTAATTAAGCGTTCTGTTTCTTCTATGTTTCCTTCTTTGCAATAGTATATTAATTCTTCGTTCAATTCTTTCATATTTTTGCTCCTGCTTTTACTAAAAGTTTGATCATTTCAATGTCTTCATTTCTAATAGCAAGCATTAAAGAAGTGCATTTTTGGTTGTTGCAAGCATTAAGATCAGCACCACGTCTAATTAATAATTTTGCTGTTTCTGTGCGGCCATTTTTAGAAGACCCCATCAAAGGAGTCATTCCATTAGCATTAAAACAATTAATTTCTGCACCTTCATTTAAAAATAATTCCGCCGCCTCTACATGTCCACTGGATGAAGCAATAAACAAAGGAGTTTTTCCATCTTCGTCAACAATATTTAATTTTGCGCCTTTGTCTATTAAAAGCTTTGCTATTTTGTCATTGCCATGGCTAGAAGCTTCAAGCAAAGCCACATCGAGGTCCGTAAAATTTTCAATTATGAAATATATTAGTTTTGTATGATTTCCGTCATAGGCACCCAACAAAGCTTCGTAATAACATGCGCCAGATGACAAGAATAGTCTAACAAGTTCTTTTTTGTTTTCCTTTGCCGCATAATAAACTGGCCTCCTACCGGCGGGACAATAGTTAACATCAGCCCCCATATCTAATAATTCTTCTGCATACTCCCAATCTCCCTCATACACAGCGTCTACAAATTTTTCGTCCAAGTTCATATCTCTGCTCCTGCTTTTATTAATAATTCTGCTATTTGAATATTATTTTTTCTGGAAGCAAACATTAAGGCGGTATGGCCTTCTTGGCTAACAGCATTTACATCGGCTCCATTATTAATTAAAAGTTTTGCAATGTCAGAATGGTAATTGTTAGAAGCATGCATCAAAGAATTATCTCCATATTTATTGACAGCATTAACATCAGCACCCTTGTTGATTAAGAACTGTACTATTTCGGTATAGCCATATACAGAAGCCAAAATTAAAGCAGTATTTCCATCCTTATCAGAAGCATTTACATCAGAGCATGCATCTATTAATAGTTGTGCCATTTGGTAATGGCCATTTTCAGAAACACACATTAAATCTTCAATAACAGCAACATCTGATATTTTATCAATTAAAAGTTTTGATATTTTTCCATCGTATCTGTCATTATAATTATTGACTGAATATTCACCAACAACATTGACATCTGCACCGTTATCTATCAAAAGTTTTGCTTTTTTGGTATTTTTCTTTTTAACAGCCACAATTAAAGCTGTTATGTTCTCTTCCGCATCTTCATCGTAACAACAATTTCCTTCTGAATATATTATATTAACAACAGCATTAACATCGGCCCCTGCATCTATTAATAGTTCTGATATTTCTGCATTAGCATGAATTAAAGCATTTTCGCCATATTCGTTAACGTAATTAACGTCTGCCCCTGCTTTAATTAGAAGTTTTGCTGATTCTACAAAACAATTACGACAAGCTTCTATTAATTCTTCGTTCAATTCTTCAGTTTTCATTCTCTCGCTCCTGCTTTTACTAGAAGTTTGATAATTTCAATTTCTTGGTTTTCAACAGCAATTCTCAAAGAAGTATCTCCATATATAATAAAATCATCAACATTAGCATTAACATCACCAACATTAACATCACCAACATTAACATCACCAACATTA